AAATTCATCTGTTAAAATGCGGTTAAAAATATATGTGCCGGTGTAGCGCTCATTACCTATAATTTCATATAAGCTGTTTTTGGCAAAAGGCTGCCCGTTACGGGTAAGGTATCCGCGCCGGTTAAGTTCTTCGGAAATTTTTGTATAACCATTACCGGCAATATACATTTCAAATATCAACCGTACAGCTTCGGCTTCTTTTGGCTCTATGTAATATTGCTGATTGATTATTTTATAGCCGAGCGGGGGACGGCCGCCGTTAAATACAGCTTTTAAGGCATTTTCCTTCTGACCTTTTTTTACTTCCTGCGCAAGGTTGCGACTATACCACGCAGCGACAGCAACCTTAATACCTTCGGTAAGTTTGCCGTTAGCGGTGCTTACATCAATGCCCTCGGCGCTGTATTCGTACCTTACGCCGTTTTTCTTTAGCCGGTCAATATTGGTGTAGTAGTCAATCTCGTTACGGGCATTGCGGTCGATTTTATGAAAAATAACAACATCAAAAATACCGTCGCCGCTTTCAAGTATCATCTGCTGGAAGCCTGTGCGACCGGCGACAGAAGTGCCACTGATTGCTTCGTCCGTATAGATTTTTACCACATCGTAGTGTTTTTGCGCGCAGTATTCTTTACTGCAACGTAACTGTGCCGTAATACTTTCGTAGCGTTGGTTATCGCTTGAATACCTTGCGTATAATGCTGCCCGCATAGTTGCTCCTTTCTACTACATAACAAACATACGTTTAGTTAACGAGGTTTAAATATTGCCGCCCTATGTGGGCGGCTTTTTTGTATTGTGAAACTAAATTGATTGACCTTTATTTTGATAATTCCAAAATTCAATCATTAAATTTAGCAATCCTTCCCCCCAAGTATCTGGCGGTATCGGAAGGAAAATTGGCGAAGCAGGAATGACGCTGTTTATAGCTCGACCAAATTCATCATAAGTTATAGCTGATAAGTCTTTTCTTTTTCTGCAATCTAAATCATATATTGAATTACAAAGGATAGTTGTCTTATCTTGCGAATTGTACCACATTTCCCACGATGTTACATATCTATGATTAAAGCATGATGAATTGGCGTTATTTTCTTTTGAAGCTACAAGTGTCTGCTTATCAATCCAAACACCAATTTTTTCATCCGAACCAGCCCAATACCATCTATTAGGGTCTGGCGGTTCAAATGCGAATACAATTTTGGGTATAATAGCTAATATTAAAAATAGAATTAGCAGAATTTTTTTCATTTTATATCTCCTATTTTTTGACAAAACTGAAAATAATTACTAATGCTAATACAAATAAGACTACCCAGTGAGTGTATTCTAAAATAATGCCTATAAATGTTACACCGAACATTATTAAAAGCATGGCGCCGAATAAAACTGCAACAACACGCAGTAAAGCAGAAAAAGCTGCTCCGATACCTTCCTCTTTAAATGCTTTATAAATAAAGGCGGCGGCACCAAGAAATATTAACAATCCAATAGCAGAATCAGTGTTATAAGCATCGTACAACATAAATTATCCTCGTTATTACCAACAATTCTTTTAAAATCTGCCGATTAAAATAAATTAAGCTGCGCACGAAGCCAATCAGCTGCTTGTTCTCGTGAAAGCCAAATATCATCAATATAAACGCTAAAGGTTTCATCTTTACTGATGTTGTAGAGGTCTACCATTCCGATATTGTCGAAATCGCCCCCAATAATATCGCCTCGTTCGGTAAATGAATAAGTATATATTTCTCCACAATAATAATTTTCGTATTGGTCTGCAATTACTATAATGCTATCGTCGGTGTATGCAACTACTCCTGTATTTGCAAAACATGAAATTGGTAACAACATACATAAACACAAAACTGTTGTTGCAATAAATTTTTTCATTATTTCCACCCGTCTTTTAAAAATTTCCTTACATATTTTTGCTCTATATCTGGGCAGGCGTACTGTAATAGTTCAGTCGAAAAATTATCAGCTTCATCTTCGTGCCGGCGGCTGCAAAAATATGTGCGGCTATCGAGGCAAAAGTGCCGGTACTTTGGATGTAAAAGTATATGCCCAATCTCATGGGCAATGACTGCTTTTTGCTGCCATTCTTCAAGTTTGCTGTTTACAACGATATATTTACGCCGAAGTACGCGCCGCCAAAAACCGTTGGCGTGCCCGATAAGCGGGTAGGGGAATATGGTTATATTAAGATAGGCTGCAATATCGTAAGGATTAGCAGAACCCGCTTTGCGTATTAAGTTTTTAATCCTTAACGGTATATTGTAAGCCATAATTATTTCCTTTTATTCTTTTCTTTAGCGTCCCGGTAAAGAGCTTCCAAAACGCGCAGCATTTGTTCCTTTTCTTCTTCTGATACCATGCGGCCGTTTAAGGTAACTTCTTCTTCCTCAAGGATTTTTTTCAAGTCCTTGGGGATTTTTTTATTTTCGGGTGGGTTATCTTCACCCAAAAGATAATCAACAGACACATCAAAAAAAGCAGCAAGCTTTTTTAAAACTTCTGTTCCGGGGTCACGAGTACCATTTTCCCATTGAGAAATCATATTTTGAGAATATCCTATTTGAGTTGCAAGTTCTTTTTGTGAGATTTTTTTGTTGTTTCTTAATTCGGCTAAACGCATATATGCTCACCTCTATTTATAATTATCTCTAATTGAAATAAATAAGTCAATAAAAGAGTGAAAATATAGCATATAGGTGTTGACATTTGAGATAAATACTGTATAATAATAGCAAATAGAGATATAGCAAATAGCTATTAAAAGGTGGTGAATATAGATGCGTGAATGGCTTAAAAATCTGCGCAAACAAAACAACATAACTCAAAGCGACATGGCCGATTTACTTGGCATATCCCAAAATTATTACAGCAATATCGAAAATGGAGCACGCGCACCGCATTTAACTTTGCCGCTCGCGTCGCAAATTTCCGATATTTTCGATATTCCGTTATCTAAAATACGCAACTATGAAGAAGCTTTGCAAAAATAAAAGCCCGCTTTGCGGGCAAGGAGGTGAAAGCGATGCCAAGAAAAGCAATTCGAGAATTGCCGATAACGGTTATAAATTCTCCTGCGGTTGCTGAATACGACAACATTAAAACCTTCGCACACTGGTTGGTTGAATGGGGTATTAGAGAGAAAATTTTGCCAGCGCCAGCAGACTACAATGTCAAAACAAGAGAGGTGAAGGAAGCATGAAAAAGTATATGGTTGCAGCGTTTTTAGCAATACTGGTAGCCGTGATGATAGCTTTTCCGCCGTCAGCGGAACAGACAGAAAAAATCTATGTGCCGTATACGGTGTACGCCGGTGATACGCTTAGCGACATCTGCATAAGGCTTGCAGAGCAGTACGGCGATAACCGTGACTGGCGGGAAATTGTTTACTACGCAAGTGAGCAAAACGGCAAGCCCAGGTATTTGCAGCCAGGCGACAAGTTGGTCATTGAATTGCTGGTTGAACGCGGAGGGCAGATTGAAAATGAAAAAAGCCGCTGATGTATTCGCAGTACATCAACGGCAACGGTAAAAGACCATGGAATAAGACTTTTACCTTTTTAGTATATCACAAAAAGGGAGAAAAACAAAATGGCAAAAGCAACACGCAGCAGCGATAATGCGCTTGAGAAGTGTTTCCCCGATTTTGATTGTGCCGAATGCGGAACACATTATCAAATACATTATCCTGCTAACCGCAATACATATCATTGGCAATATGATAATAAATTCTTTTGTTGCCGGAAGTGTTACCTTGCTTATTTTGAACGTAAGCAAGAGCAGAAACGGCGCAACTTTTGCAAGAAAAGCACTAAAGCAGCATGTGCTGCACGTACGCGCTTAAGCGCAGAGCAAGCATTAAAACGTGGTAAAGAGTACTACGAGCAATGGGAAGCAGGTGCAACGCAAAAAGAAATAGCCGAGCAGTACAGCGTTGGCAAAGAGGTTGTCGGATATTGGATTAGAAAATATCGGCAAGTTGCCGGTATGGCTTAAGAAGGGAGAACACCAAAATGAAAGGTAAACTTGTTATGACGGTTGCCGAAATGGCAGAACATGATAAATGGCTGGCAATGAGAAATAAAGGCATAGGCGGCAGCGAAGCTGCTGTAATTGTTGGTATGAATCGCTGGAAAAGCCCGTTCCAACTGTGGCTTGAAAAGACCGGCGAAGTTGAGCCGGAAGATTTAAGCAACAATGAATTCGTGTACTGGGGAACGGTGCTTGAACAGTGCGTTGCAGACCGTTTCGCAGAACTTACCGGCAAGCGCGTTACAAAGCGCGGTATGCTGCAAGATGAAGAAGTACCGTACTTTTTCGCCAACGTTGACCGTGTAGTTGTTGGCGAAAACGCCGGGCTGGAATGCAAGACCACCAACGCTTATGCAAAAGACGCTTGGGAAGGCGACAACATTCCCGACGCTTATTATTGCCAGTGCCAATGGTATATGGGCGTTACCGGCGCTGAAAAGTGGTACATTGCCTGCTTGATTGGCGGTAACACTTTTGTTTGGAAAGAGGTTACCAGAAACGAAGATGATATAACAGCACTGCGTGAAGCTGCGAAAGCATTTTGGGAAACCAATGTACAAGGCGGCGTTATGCCGGAAGCTGACGGCAGCAAGAACTGCGCTGAAAGCCTTTTGAAACGCTTTAAAGGCGGCGACAAAGAGGTTATAGACCTTGCGGCCGAAGGCGCGGATGAACTTATGGCGCAGGCGCTTGAAATAAAGGCGACTATTAAAACGCTGGAAGCGCAGCAGGCCGAATGCGAAAACAAGATTAAAGCACTGATGGGCGACCACGAAAACGCAGCGGCCGGCAAGTATGTTGTAAGCTGGGCGACGGTGAACACCGCAGGGCGCTTTAACAAAAAGAAATTTGAGGAAGATTATCCCGGCGTTTACGCAAATTACTTAGGCGCGCCGGGCAAAACACGCAGATTCACCATTAAGGAGGCAAAATAACATGGCAAACGTAAAAAACGGCGGCATTGTAGCTGCTAAAAAGAATAACGGCAGCGAGGTTGTGGCTGCTGCACAGAAAAAAAGCGTAGCTTTGGCAATGAATGAATTACTGGACAGCGAGGGTATTCGTGGCAGGATTAAAGACCTTTTAGGAAAACGCGCAGCGCAGTTTACAGGCAGCTTGGTATCGCTTGTAAATGCAGACAATAACATGAAGCTGGCTTTTGCGCAGGCTCCGATGACGATTATACAGGCAGGGCTTCGCGCTGCGACTTATGACCTTCCGGTTGACCCAGGTTTGGGATATGCCTATATTGTGCCGTTTAGAAATAAGCAGCAGGACGGCACATACCGCATGGAAGCGCAGTTTATTATGGGCTACAAAGGCATGTACCAGCTGGCAATGCGCACCGGCGTTTACAAAAAGCTGAATGTGGTTGATGTACGCGAAGGTGAATTAAAGCACTACAACCGCCTTACAGAAGATATTGAGATAGAGTTTATCGAGGACGACGACGAACGCGAGAAGAAAGAAATTATCGGTTATTGCGGCTTCTTCCGCCTTGTTAATGGCATGGAAAAGTACATTTACATGACGATTAAAGAAATTAAGCGTCACGAAGAAAAGAACCGCAAAGGCAAGTACATGGGCAAAGGGTGGCGTGATGATTTTGACGCTATGGCGCGCAAAACTATTCTGCGCAAACTTATCGGCAAATGGGGCATTATGTCTATTGATTATCAGACTGCTGACACGGCAACGCTTAAAGCGGCCGAAGCTATTGCCAAAGGTGAATTTGACGACGAGGACACACCGACCATCGACACTGCCGCAGAGCAGGTTGCAGAAGATAATGCACCGGAAACTGGCATTGAAAACCTGCCGGATGGGCGCAAGGTTGACCAGCAGACCGGCGAACTGTTCGACGAAGGGGAATTTACCGCAGACGATATTAAAACGGCTGAAAACGAAAATATGGAGGCATAAGGGCATGGAAAAGAAAGTAACTTTAACGCGCGATGATTTTATAGAAGCAGCACACAAAGCTTGTAATAAATGGGCCGATAAAAATTTAAAGGAAGGCGCATCCGTAGGCAGCGGTTTGGCAATGATACACCTTGACTACATTGCTTGCCTTGCTATTGAACTGTTTGGAAAAGAATGTCTGAAAGAAAAGCACGTGGAAGAAAAACCGAAAGAAAGCTGCGATAATGAAGCCGCAAAAGAAGAAGCTATTCCCGGAATGTTGGCTGAAATTTTGAAAGCGATAGGCGCTAAAGCGGGAGTACACGTTATTAAAATTGAGGGTAAATAAATAACAGGGCGGCAAGCTGCCGCCCTATACCCATAGGCGGTAAAAATAATGATTGAGATAGAAAAATTAGCAAATATGCTTAAATGCGCAGGAATACCGTTTGAACGCGACGACGACCCGCGCAGCATGCCGCCGTATTACAAAATGCGGCGCATTAAATACCCTTCAAAAGACGATGAAGTTTGCAGCGTAATTGAAGGGCTCGGCAGCCACGGTAATCAAGCCAACCTGTTGGAAATACGCGGGCTGTTAAAGCCGGGCGAAGGTAAAGATGTTGCTGGTTGGCTGACCGCCGAAAATGTTTTTGCGAGAATCAAGGAGCATTACCATGGAACACAGCTTTGATATAAAAATAGCAAAAGAATATGGCATTGCCGAAGCAATCATCTTGAAGCACATTTACTTTTGGGTAAACAAGAATGCTTTAAACGGCAAAAACCATATTGATGGGCGTTACTGGACTTACAACAGCGTCAAGGCGTTTGTGGAGATGTTTCCGTATTTTAACGAGCGTCAGATAAGGTATACTCTGGGCAAATTAAAAGACGAAGGGCTGATTATGGTTGCCAATCATAACAATGACCCGCGCAACCGCACGTTATGGTATACGCTGACAGACAAGGCTTTTGCTTTGCTTGGTTTACAAAATCAGCAGGTTGCAAATGACAAAAATGTCAAATCGGATATGCCAAATTCGGAAGCTCCATCTGACAAAATTGGCAAATGTAATAGTAATAATAATATAAATACTACTGGTGTTACAGATGTAAACGCAGATGTAAACACAGGTAAAGGTAGTGGTGGTAGTAGTGTAGTACCCGCGCGCGAGCAAACCGACGACGGCGACGAGGTTAACCGATTTAAGAGCGGAGCAGTAGCAGAAGCACTTGTGTTTTGGCAGGACAACTTCGGGCCGCTATCGCCTTTGTTGGCAGATAAACTGATAGACCTTGTGCGCACAACTGGACTTGTCGCGTTTAAGAAAGCCTGCGAAAAAGCCGTTGAGCGAAACAAGCGGAACTTCGCGTATATTCGCAAAGTGGCAATAGGAATTGCCGAGGGTGACGAGTGGGAAGATAAACCACCGGAGAAGCGAAAGCAAGGCGGCGGAAAGAAAAACGATGTTGCGAGGGCGGCAGAAGCTGCGCAGCGGATACTGGACAGCGGCGAGGTGATTGATTTATGACGGTGATTAATAGCGACGATGAAAAACGCAAAAAGATATTAGCAATGCTGTTCGGCGCTTTCGGAAAAGCTGACGACGCAGACCGGCTGGCTATTTACCGCAAAATGCTGGAAGATATGCCGGTTGTGCTGCTGAGTAAAGCGGTTAAAAAGCTGATTTTTGAAAAGACCTTCCTGCCGAGCGTGGCAGAGATTGTAACCGCCGCTAAAAGCATTGCCGTGGAAGTTAATGCAGCAAACAGGCTGCCGGACTGGCAGGAGGCGTGGGCGGAGATTGAAGCCGCTGTGCAAAGCAGTGCGCCGGCGAAATTTACTCACCCGATTATAGCACTGGCGGTTAAAACATACGGCATGAATAATCTTAAAACCTGCAGTGTCGAGATGTGGAGCGCAGCACACGCACAAATGCGCCGGATTTATGACGACCTTTGCAGACGGTACAGCGAAAAAGAGATGAATGCTTATGTTATAGGTGATACGCGTAAAGAAATTGAGGCCGCGCTGGAACGTGCAAATACTGGGCTGGTGCTGCTGAATGTTTCGGTGCAGGCGCCGCAAAACACGCCGGACAATGTTCGTTAAAGGAGCGCGGGAGAATGGACAACAAACCTATAAACAAAGCAGCATACAAACAGGCTGCATTACAGATTGCCGCTGGTATACGCAGGCTGGAACGTGCAGAAAAGTTTTTGATAAACCAAAACTGGAATGCCGAAGCACGTTTTAGATTATCAGAAGCAATAGGCGAAGCGAACAAAGCTTTAAGCGAAGTGAGGAGGCTTGCAAATGGCTGAAAGATATGTTGATGATGGCATAGCCGGAGGGCGGACGGTAACGCTTGAAATAAAAATACCAAATGGACGGAATTGTTTAAAATGCCCGGCACATTCAAAAAAATTTGGCAAGCACGCTTGCTTGCTTTATGGGGCATGGCTAAACACAAATACTTACAGAAAAAAAGGCGACCTGTATGGATGGCCTTCCGGCGAGGCGGTTAGAAAATGTGAGGCTTGCCTTAACGGCAGCCGTGAATTTGCGGTTGGAACAGTTAAAGAGGTGAGCATGAATGGCTAAAAACTATATGCAAGACGTAGCCCGAATGCTGGGCGTGGAATTGGAAGAAGAATTTAAGATAGCAGGGTACGATGGCAGTTTTGTACTCACAAATAAGGGGTTAATGTGGATTAACCCCAAAAAATGGAGAAGCAGTGATGCTTACGCTTTTGAGAATTTATTGACAGGTAGAAATGAACTTGTAACACAGCCGTGGCAGCCGCAAGACGGCGAATTTTATTATTTTCCAGCTGTGAATTTTCAATATAGTTGCCCGGCGGCTTGGAGCAATAATTCAACTGATTTTGCCCTTAAAGAAGCAGGCATGATATTTAAAACAAAGGCAGAATGCGAGGCTGCATTGCCGGAATTGCGCAAGAAGTATTTAGGTGGTGAAAGCAAATGACACCTGAAAGGCAAAAATGGTGGAATAGCCTGCCGAAAGAAGAAAAGCGGGTAAGGCGCAGTATTGAGTGGCAGCAGGAAAATATTCGCCACATCAAAGCTTTATGGAATAATGACGAATTGGCTCCCGAGGAAACTATAGAAGGTGGAATACGTGAAGCGAAAAAAGCAATCAAAGCCCTGCGCAAGCAGATTGCAATGCGACCATATGTATTAAAAACAACGATAGGAAATTTTGATAAATGCCCGTGTTGCTCCGTAAGATTGATAAAATATTTCCCACACTGTGCTTGTTGTGGGCAGAAATTGAGGTGGTAATATGCGTGGATTAATAACTTTAGCCGTTATCATTGGCACGCTGGCTTTTGTTGCAGGCGTATGTTACGAAATAGGTAGTTTTTGGACGTGGCAGGCGTTACGTTGGCTTTGGGGAGTGTGATGTGATGTCAAGAGAATTTCACTGGTATGCCGAAGAAACAACAGAAGAAGAACTCAAAGAAATATTTGAAAACCTTAAAAGACCGGGCGGCGAGTATTGTAATGGCTGCAACGCTCTTTTTTATGCTACGCTGGCAATAGGTTCTTATAATGCCTGCTTACGGTTTGGCAATCAACACCTTAAATTATGCAAAACTTCTGACGGTGAAGTTCGACTATTGAAATGCGAACAATGCAGAAAGGAAAGTAAATGAGCGAAGTTATGATTAAAGGCCCACAAGACCGTATTAATTGGCTGATGGTGGCTGCTTTTAGGTACTGCGTAGGGCGCCATACAACACAGGCTATGTACGGTGTAGGCGATGTAATACTTGATAATCTTGATGTACTGCATACGGAGTTTATTAAGCAGTTCATACGTGAGATTGAACGAGAGCAGTATGTCACGGAGCTTGACCAAGAGCGCAACAAGCGTTATGCAATAGACTTTTTCGCACGCCTACAAGGGCACATTAAGGATTATCAGCGCGATTTGAAGGACGAAAAAGGTGAAAAACAGCAGGAACTATACAAGCTGCTTTGCCAAGTGATGGAGCTTATACCGCAAGTCGATATGTCGTATAAATGGCCAGCGTGGGAGTGGCGCGTAAATGATACAACGTACCTTACACCAATGCTTAATAGGTTAAAAGAAGAATTAAAAAAGAGAGAGGAGCAACAAAATGGAAAAAGTGAGAGGATTTGAAAAGATTGTGCCAGACAGTGATGTAAAACTGCCGGTAAGAAAAACAGCAGGCAGTGCTGGATATGACTTTATTGCCCCACACGATATAGTAGTACCGGCGCGTGGTAGCAGTAACGTGGTTTTTACTGGTATTAAAGCATATATGCCAAAGGACGAGTATTTGCAGCTGCACATTAGAAGTAGTCTTGCCATAAAGGCGCATTTAGCATTGGCATGTGGCGGAATCATAGATGCAGATTATTATAACAACGCCGATAATGAAGGGAATATCGGCATAGCTTTTGTTAATCACAGCGATATTGGCGTAGTTATTAAGGCTGGCGAGCGCATGGCGCAGGGTATTTTTGTTAAATATGGCGTAGCTGATGGTGATGTTGTAAAAACAAAACGCACTGGTGGCTTTGGCAGCACAGGGACGAGATAATGCAGCAGATTAAATTTACCATACCGGGCAGATTGCCGGGTATGAATGAATATCAGGCAGCCTGCCGCCGTCACCGTATGGCGGGGGCTGCTATGAAAAAAACGGCAATGGAGCAGTGCATGTGGCAAATGATAGCGGAAAAGCGCAAAGGAACCTACTTTGAATGCTGCGACATTGAAATTAAGTTTGTGGAAAAAGACCGTCGGCGCGATAAAGATAACATTAGCGGCTTTGGCGGCAAGGTTATTTTAGACGCGTTGCAAAAAATGGGCATTATACCAAATGATGGCTGGCTACAGGTAAACAACCTGCGTTACAGCTGGGATGTAGATAAAGTAAACCCGCGAATAGAAGTTACTTTAACGGAGGTGTTGGATAATGAGGCCGATTGATGCAGACGCTTTAATCAAATGGCTAAATGATACCTATTGTGACACCAGCAAGAGATTGTGGAATTATAACCACCATGTAATGGCCATGGATATGATTGAAATAATAGAAAACTATCCTACTATCGAAGAACGTAAACATGGTTATTGGAGGCCTGCTAAAGAATGCACAGAAGGCGAGGCATGTGCAGAATATAAGTGCTCTGTTTGTGGTTCTTACGGCGATTGGTTTGATATGTTTTGTAGGTACTGCGGTACGGAGATGGACGAGGAGGCAAAAAATGATTAACGAAGCAATAAAAATCTGTATAGCAGAACGCGAAAAGATTATAGAAATGATTGCCGGAAGGGTTGTAGCACGCAAAAACGCCAACGGCGATATGCAGAAGTCAACCTTTTTGGCAGAAATTAAGGAACTGCACGAAAAAGCCGATATGTATTTAATGGTGTTATCAGACCTGACGAGTCATTCGGAAAACCATACGGAAGTAACGCAGGAGAAAGAAGCACAGCAGGAGGAAAAAACACCGGAGAAAGAAGTACCGGCACCAAAACGCAGAGTAACAAGGAGGGCAAAAGCAGATGAATAAAGTAATAATTTCTGGCCGCTTAACACGCGATTGTGATGTACGTTATACCACTTCCGGCAAGGTTGTATGCCAGTTTACGCTTGCGGTTGACAGGCCTTTTACTAATCAGGACGGGCAGAGAGAAGCCGATTTTATCAACATCGTTGTATGGGGTAAAATCGCAGAATTATGCGGGAACAGCCTTGCGAAAGGGCACCGGGCGTTGGTAGAAGGACGCTTGCAGCTCCGCAGTTATGACGGCAAGGACGGCGGCAAACGCTATGTTACCGAGGTTGTTGCAAATAGCGTGGAATTTTTAGAACGCAAGGGCTACACGCCGGGTAATGGCAGCGCAAACTCCGCGCAGCCATCGCCAATGGACGGCTTTGCTACTGCGGAGTTTGAACAGGATTCAATACCGTTTTAAGGAGTTATGCCATGAAATGGACCGAAGAAACGATAGAAACAGAAATTAAAACTTATGTCAAAAAGTATGAAACAAATCGCATGCCGACGGCATCTGAATTAAGGAAAAATTTACGTGGCGATTTGGTAAATGCTATTGCTAAAAATGGTGGGTTCGAGAATTGGGCACAACGACTAAAACTTAATATTAAATCAAGTGAAACAAGTTTAGGTAAAAGTTTTGAGAAATATTTTCGAAAAAGCGTTAAAGAGATTTTAGGCTTAAATAGTCAGCAAATGCCCATAAAGTTCCCGTACGATGTTTTGATTGACGGTTGCATTAAGGTAGATGTTAAGTGCGGATTTTTGTATAAAGGAAAAGCCGGCAGTTTTTATACGTTTAACCTTGAACAAACTAATAGAAAAAGCGATTTACTTGCATGTTATTGCTTAAATGATGATAAAAGTGTTAAAAAATTATATGTTATACCGTCGGTTTTATTACAAGGGCATAAACAACTTTCTGTTGGTCAACACAAATCGATATATGACAAATATCTTAATGCTTATTATTTAATTTTAAAATATTTAAAGTTTTACAACGAAATAAGAAAAGCATTATAAAACGGAGGCGGGTTTAATGCGGGAAACAAATTACATGAGCAGCTCTGCTCTTATTGAATTTTTAAAGGTAGGTATTTTGGCAGGCGAGCTGGATATTATTGCAGCAAACACCAAAAAAACGGCTAAAACGCCGAAAGAAAAGCGTTGGGCGAAGGACATGAGGATGTCGGCAACACTTTTGCAAAAAATTACCGACGAGCGCGTTGCCGTACTGGACAAAGACCAGCTTGAAAGCGTCGCAAGGCGCAATCAGCACAGCAAAATGGTTATGGAAACAACGCACAACTTGCGTGTCGGCAAGGGCAGAATTGATGAACGTATTACTATTGATTATGACGATTTGGCTTTGATTGCCGAGATGGCGTTGATGTGCTGCAACGCCTGCCCGCAAGGCAAATATGTTAAGGAATGTGAGTACCGCAAGATGTTTCATCGCTTAGGCATCCCGGTAGGCCGCGAGGAAGTAAGCGACGGCGAGTGCGAGTTTATGACGAGCAACAAACCTAAAATTTTACTTCCGCAAGGCAACACCGACCCAGAGGCACACGCACTTTTTGACGACGAGAGAGAGTTTATTTGAGGTGGCGTATGACGGAACAAGAAGTTTACTGGCTTATTGCTAAGCTGTTATGCCCGGTATGCCAAGTATTGCTTGTATGGGCTGACGTGCGGCGTAGAAAGCGCGGCATTGTATTGGACGGATTTACGGACTGGATAGTAACGATTGTGGTTGTGCTGCTGTTTTTCATTAACATGTTGATTTAGGGGTGGAAGCATGAGCGAAAGATATAAACTGATTATCGCCGGAACGCGCAGTTTTAACGATTATGAACTGTTAAGAAACATAGTTTCAGCCCTGTTTATGAAGCGCCGCTGCTGGACGATAGACTGGAACGAGGAAATTGTAAGCGGCGGCGCACCGGGAGCTGATACACTGGCTGTAAGGTATGCAACCGAAGCTGACATGCCGTTTAAAGTATTCCCGGCTGATTGGAAAAAGTACGGTAGAAGCGCAGGCCCACGCCGTAACAGGCAAATGGCGGAATACGGAGACGCTGCAATAGTATTTTGGGACGGGAAAAGCCGGGGGACGCAGAACATGATACAGCAAATGCGCGAGCTGGGTAAGCCGGTGGAAGTAGTTATATATCCGAAAGGGGATAGAGAAAATGAATGAACCGAAGTTTAAAGTTGGCGATAAAGTATTTACTGATAATATCATTGGAGAAGTAACGGATGTTTATTACATTGGGGAAAAACCGCGGTACAGAATTAAAACGCCAAATGTAGAGATTTGTACTTTTGGCGAAGGTTGCAAGATTGTTGATGGCGTTTGTTTCTTTGACGGTGCAGATATTGAAGAACGATATGCAGAGTCGGTTAAGGACGAAGTGCCGGATGAAGAAGTACCGAAAGAATTACACCCGGCAGTAGAAAAGTTTAAAAAGCTGCTTGATGATACTATGGTTAACCATCCGCCGCATTATACGGCAGGTAAAG